GGTTGCTTTCAACACGCATTCTAAAAAACTGTGCTTTGATTTTTTTACACCCATTCTGTAAAATAGGTAGGACTTGTCTGTATAAAGAGTTGATAATAGTGTATCAATATTTTTGGGTAAATTACCATAATGACCCCTTTCAAGTAAATGATGTAAAGTAGAAATAATACCCTGCTGTTTTTTGTCCGTTTCCTTTTCCTTATCAAAGTAATAAATATCAATATTATTGTTATTATTTTTACGATTTGCATAACAGCACGGTACATATTCGTATACATCACGATTCGACATTAAAGTATTTGGCATTAATCCTATATAAGGATATTCAGCACTTGTGCATCTATAACAAAATTGCTCAGGCATTTCTTCTTTTGGAAATCGAATATAGTCCTTGTATTCTTCCAATGCACCCCGTTCAGACTCTTTTACTATAACAGGATGCCTTACTTCTTTACATGCTTTTCTATACCTTGAAACAAAAATAGATGGTGCAAGTGTTTCAATAGTATCTTCTTGTTCTTCTACATCTGTGTCTTTTACATCAAATGAGTCTCCTAAAAATTCTTTATACTCTTTAATAATACTTTTTTCAGATTCATGATAAAGCGTAAATATTTTGGAAATTAATAATATAAATGCATCAATTTTCTCCATATTTTTAAATCTAGAGAGGCGTACACGAACATAGTATGTGCCTACTGCAAACTGTTTACGATCATACCCCTTTAAATCGCTATCTGTCTCTGTAATTTTTTTACAAATAACATTGCATGATGCATCGATATCAATACCCCTTAATTCTCCTCCTTTATATTTTAAAAGTAGTCCAGATTTCTTTGTGCTTGCTTTAACACTTTCATCGACACATACAAATTTGGAAACAATTGGATTATTCATAATAAGATCGCTTAAAATATATTTATTTAGGTGTTGTTGCGGAAATAAGACAACGCCGTGTATATCATGTTCCTCTGTATCTATATCCAAAAATTTAAGGGGTTTTGGTAGGTTTAATAATTCGGTAATATGTTTTTTAAAATCAAATTTTTGTTCTATATCAATGTGTATTTCTACTTTTACCACGCCATCTTTTAAAAAAATAAAACTATCGACAAATATGTCATCTTTAATGCTGATTTTTAATAAAATACGTTCAGCTTCAGTTAAACTTTCAGTATTTTTTGAAAATTCAAAAGACGATTTTTTGTATATTTTACAAAAATTTTTAAAAGCACAAAAAGGAATAATAGAATTACATACAATAGTACTAAAAATATAATCAAGGGATACATCCTTTAAAGTGGTTGATAAAAATGTTTGGTAGCGATGTTTTTTAAAGTCGGTATGCGGTTGTTGCTTTTTGCTATAAAGTGTTTTATATATTTTATCGACCTTGGCAACGGTTTTTTCAAGTTCATCTTTTTTTTCTTTTATCTTTTTTTTTATTTTTGTAGTGAAATCCTTATCTTCGAGTTTGGATAGATCAAAACGTAATAACATGTTTCTTAAAAGTTCCGAGTCTTTAATTTCATCTTGAAGTCTCTTATATCCTATATATTCATCGTCCTCTTTATTTAACAGTATCCATATATAAAGTATTAATTCGATGTCTAATGTATGGGAAAATGTATGAGTGGTTTGAAGCCAATTTAAAAAATGACCAAAACTTTTTATGCGTGTTTCTCTGATAAGATTTTCTACAAAATACACTTTATCATCTTTTATATCCGACATTAAAGAAGGCAATGTTTTAAACGATACAGCTACCCTATTTCTAAATTCATCTGTAGTTTCTTCTGAAAAAGATGGTATTTCTTGACCATTTATATAAACCATTTCTTTATATAAATAACTTTTTTTATATTTGATTAATCGTCATCGTCTCCAAAATCAAAATCGTATAAATCGCTGTCTTCACCGTCTTTACGGTCTTCGTCCCCGTCTTCATCGCCTCCATAGTCTCCTTCTTCTTTTTCATTATCCTCTTCATTGTCATCTAAATCGTCATCTTCATTTACAAGAATAAACATGTCATCTAATGATTTTATATCTTCTTCTGCCTGCACTTTTATTTGTTGCTGTACATCTTTTACTGTAATTTTTCTGGATTTTGCAAATAATAAAATACGACTAACAACCGTGATAACATTGTATTCGCTAACACTGTTTACAATAGAGTCAACACACTGTTGAAAATCTGTTGCAAAAGTTAATAATTTTTGCACTAAAAGATCCGATTCAAATTCTAAAAATCTTTTGCGTTCTTTTATTAAATAAGCTTTTAACAATTCTAATTTTTTCTTATCTTTTTCTTCTCCTTCTTCGCCTTCTTTGCCTTCTTTTTCTTCTTTTTCTTTTATCAAATAAGGCTGTAACACGTCTACATTTTTACTATCGTCTTCTTTCGCCAAATAAGGCTTTAGTAAAGTTTGATAGTAAATAGACGGTGTAACTGTTTTATCTGGGTAAACAAGTTCATCTGATAGATAGATTAGACGCATTGCAAATTTTAGAGCATTTTCATCAAATTTAAAGTCTGGAATAAATTTGGCAAGAGTATCAAAAATGGTTAAAAAGGATGAAACACACAGTGATCGAATACAGCATTTTTGAATTTCCTGTTCTGGTAATGTTAATTTTAATAATACATAAGATACACGACCATCATCTTTTACATCTTCTCTATCTACATCAAACCCATATGTGGTTTTCAAATCATCAAATCTGTAGTTTCGTGGTACTTTTAAGACTACTGTATCCGTTTTTCCGCTAACAATTAATCGTCTTGAAATTTCCTTAATATTTATAGCGTCTAAATAAAGCTCAAATTCTCCCATTTGAATATCTTTATAAGATTTACCTCCCCATGGCGCATCAATATATATAAATGAACTTTTGTGGTCTAAATTGGCGTCGATAAAACTAGAGTGATGTGGATGTATTTTTGATTTTAGTTTAAAAGCATCCACATTTTTTACTAACAAGTCAAATGTTTGTTTATTTACCTCGAATGACTCAATAGTTGCAGTTGGAAACATTTTTGCAAAATGAACGGTGTCCACGCCGATATGGGCAGTGGCGTCAATGATATGATGCGGATTGGTAAACCATTTTTTCATAATGCCGTTTACTTGTTTTACATGTTTCGGCAATAATGAACTGTATTGACTTTCTGAATTTGTATGAAACAAACTAAAATCAAACCCTTCAACACGGTCTTGTAAAATAGAAGGATGAAATCGTTCAGTTTCTTTGTCTTTTTTGTCTTTTTTGGATTTTTTCTCCCCTTTCTCCCCTTTCTCCTCTCCGTGCTCGGCTTTACGCATTTTTAGTGTATCAAATAAATCGTCATCAATTAATGTTGCCTTTTTTAAAGCGTGCATGACAGTTTGTTTTTGTTTTTTATCAATAAGTTTAAAAGTTCGTTCTTTTCCAATACTTTTTGTCAATTGTGTAGTAGATGCGTATACAAAAAATGTGTATTTCCATAATTCCTCCATACAGTCTTTAGAAACATTAAATTCCATTTCAGTCTTGAAATCAATTGGCACCAATGATTTGTCAAATTTATCAAATTTAACAAGCCTTGTTAGACAATCTAAAAAGTTCATAAATACAAAATTGAATGCTTCAATGTCATGGTAAGGAATTTGTACTTTTGTGTCTGGGTGGGTGCCAATAATAAATTTATCCTTAAACTGCTTCATCATCTCGTATAAATCTTTTGCTTTTTTCGTACTAAATATTCTGATATCTTCGTCTTTTAATACGTCTTTCATGGCCTTTAATTTTTTTACTTGTTCCTTTTCAAATGCTTTAAAATCTATATCACCGTATATACCATGTAACTCTTTTCGTATTTCCATTAATACAGCGCTGGCATAACCCTGGCCAAGTATATATTCTTCCTTGTCTGTAAAAGAAATTTCTGTATAGTCTTTTAATGTTGATAAAAGTAAAATGACATCTTTAGAAGGCACAGCAAGTACTTCTTTTTTATATGTTGGTGCATATTTAAGACGTGTCAGCTCTACAAAAGCACGTTGAACATTTTTTGCAATGTATTCATCTTTTAACTGGTGATACATCGTCTCCATTTCGTGAAAATCGCAAAAAATAAAATATGTATGCCCTGTTTCACTGACCTGACTTTTTTGAATCTTTTGATATGCTTCAAATTGATTAAAATCAAAAAATTCAACCATTTTAGAGTATACATAATGCATCATCGAAGGATAGCTAAATGTGCCAATTATATACATACTATCAGGCATATAGTGATACGGACTGTGAATATTAGGATCATTAAAATAAAATACAGTTGGTTCACGACGTCTTTCAACAACCTCTGGACGCGTATCGGTTATAACTTTTTCGCCTAATTCGGACTTGTCTAGGAGAAGAAGTTGATCCATCAAACTTGTCTTTTTAGGGGGTTTCACGCCCTTCATGTTTTGACGTTGAGGATGTTGAGGATGTTGAGGATGTTGTTCATGTTTCTGGTCGTCGTGATTTGCTTGATACTGCTTAAAAGCAGTAAATAATTCTTTATTTAAATCACCTTCGCTTATCAAGGAACAACTGTACGCAAATTTTTCCTCAAACTTTTCAAAAAGACCAAGTTCTTTATACTTTTCTAAACGCGCAACAAGTGACTCAAGTTGTCCATTTGCTTCCAATTTTAGCAATAATTGTGTTTTCATTTCAGGAGATTTAAACTTGCATTTTACAGACAAATGGTGTATATAAAAGGCAAGCAATTCCTCCTTCTTTATTTTACTGCATTTTTCATTATAGAGAGCATGATACAAACATTGCAATACAGCTGGAATACTTTCCGGAAAATCAAAAAGGAAGGATGGTATATCTTTAGCAGAATGCTTTATATCTTTAGCAATCTCGACCGGCATGCCTTCATACAGTCGTTGTTCGATAATTTCGTCAATACTGCGCTTGCCTGTGTACGATTTCAGATTATTTCTACCAGATTGTATTTCATATCTAAACAATGTATAGACAGCATATACTTTATTTATAAAGTCTTGTTCATCTTGTTTGTGTTGAAGATAAAGTCGTGCACGCTCTTTTTTACGGATAGTATACATGTATTCGCCTACAAAATTGGCGCCGTCCCCTTCATTCATACCGAGAAAAAGGTTTGTTGATGCGTAAACAATACGGTCTTCGCGTATTTGTAATAATGCTTCTAATGCGGGGCTTCCTTCTTTATATTTGACATCAAGGGCTTCTTTTAAAAATGTTTTAAAGTTTTCATCTTGTATTTCTGTAAAAATTTTTAATGACTCTTTACGTGCTTTATCGGATCGCATTTTTCCAACCGTGTCGCGAAGCATCTTGCTCTTTATAAGAGATGCATACGATTTGGATACAATATGATCTGCCAAAGGCGAAAGACTACCATAAGGTGTATCTTTTGGGTTAAATAATAATAAAGTAGACATTTATTATTACGACTATAATTTAAATTAATTTAAATTAATATATAAATGTTAATGTTCTATCTTTTCTTTATCGTGTTGTTAATATGCACAAATCCGCGTATACAACAACACATGGCATTAATGCTTCAAAAAGACATGCCAGATGATATGTCAGGACTGATTCTTGCCATTACAGGTGCATTGCTTATTATTTGCATTGCCTATGGTATGCAAAAGTGTTCAACCACCGAACCATTTTTATTTGAAGTAAGCAAAAATAAGCCACATTGTCATGGACTTTACAGAGGCATCCCAAATAGCTTTCAATATAGTCAGATAGGATGTAAGCAAAACTGGCCCGTTACGGAGAGCAATCCAGATTTTATAACCGTAGGTGGCAAATCTCCACATTCATGTTGTTGCGATGACAAAAATCCGTCACATGGTTATATCGAAGGCGACGACGAGGCGCAAATTATTGGAGATGGGAAAAGGGATATAGATCTTTTCTAGACGTTTCTTTTATTTCTTTTATTTCTTTTTTTGAATGGGTATTTAAAAAAATAAAAATAAATAAAAGAAATGTCTTCTGATTTGCAATCAACCAACACCAACCCCGTTCAAAACAGCTTAACCTCGCCTGCCGACAAAAATGAAACCGACGAGAAAAGCTACAAGATTGGCGCGCCTCCATTGACCGACGAAGAAACAAAGGCAGCCATGCAAGAATTAAACGTCAAGGATTTTGTGCAAAAGTTTCCCCGTCTTGAAAAATTTTATGCTGACCCCAAGCACGAAAATCAAGTCCATTGCCTTGTTTCATTCTTTCCTTCAAAGGGCGCAAAACCGGATGAGGATGGTGTGTTTGGCATGTTGAAGGTGCGCGGAACGTTTGCTACGCAAGACGAGGCTGACTTGAAGGCCGAGTACCTGATTCGCAATGTCGACAGTTTTCACAGCATTTACCATACTTATGTGGGTCGTCCGTTTCCGTTGGCAACCACGAAAAAGTACATTTGCGAGACCAAGGAAATTGATATCAAGAAGAAGGTGGTTGAGACGACTTCGGAGGAAGTTCGCAAAAAGCGTGATGAAGAAAAGCAGACAATGGAGGAGATCAAGGATCGCGAAAAGGAGCTTTTGGCGGATGTGGCAAAATCGGATATTGACCCGTATGATCGATATATTGAGTTGATGGTGAAAAAGTCACAGTTGACATGGACGTATGATGCGACGATGAAAAAGCTAAATGAGATGAAGGGTAACATTATCAAGGCGCGCACCGAGTTGGCCGAGTTGCGTGCCAAGGACGAGGATTACCATGCAAAGTTCTACGAGCGATACATGGAGGCGCGCAAAAAGTCGGGCTTGCCTGATTCAGACGACTCGTTTATCAAGTATATGTGCGAGGATCTTGATTTAGGCTTTTAAACCCCTTTTTGAAAAAAGCGGTACCAAAAACATATTTTTAAAAATAACTATTTAGACCTACTAGTCTACATATAATTTCAAGACAAAACATTATATTTATAAAAAAGAACACTTAAGTATTAGTTAATACTCGCTGAAAAATTTATTTAATTAACGATTAAATAAATGGGAAATATAAATATAGAACATGTAGATGACACAAAAGACTTATCACAATTGCATTTTTTATTAAAAAATAGTGATGATAATGATATGAAAATGTATATTCAGAGAAAAATTGATATTATAAATAAAATAAATAATAATATAAGAATTGCAGAAATACATAAAAATCGTAGACAAAGAAGTAAATTATATGAAATACTAGATAAATCAGGTGGTCCAATAAAAATGGAAACTTTGTATACGGAAATAATGGATAAAAACCCAGATGACTATTTTAAACATAAAAAAGTAAAATCGATAAACAAGTTAAAAAAGAAATCAAAAGCCAAGCGCGGTTTATAAATGGCAAGTTCAATTTCGCTCTCGCTTTCAATTAAAAAAAAGCAACAAAATGTTCTTCTTGTCAACGGATACATGCAAACTGACACATCAAAAATACACATGGATATACTTGATCATATCAAACCTGTCCAAATCGACCATCTTGTCATTCAAAAAAATTACAAGGCATTGAAAAATATGTTTACCCCCAATCCCATCTTGATAAAGTCAATCCCATTTTGTCTTTATGATATACCCATTTGGCACGCAAACACCTCCAAAGATACTACCATTTTTTACACCAAACTTTTCATCAATCGATGGATTTACACAATTGTAATAAAGCCGTGTGTATTTGATTTTGTGTGTTTTGAAAAATATAAAACGGCTACGCAAACTATTTACACAGATTATGATATGTGCATTATTGTGAAAAATGATGTCGCCGAAATCATAGAGTGTGGATATATCACTGAAAAAAATCCAATTGACATTTAAACTTTTTTACAAAATAGGAGAAAGGAGAAAGGAGAAAGGAGAAAGTTTACATATATTTAAGCAAACCATTACTCGCTACTGACTAAAAATATGTATTAGACGGGTATAAACGGCAACTGTAATCTTATTTTCATAAATATAAAAATAAGATGATATAAATAAAGATGAACAACAATTTATCAGTAGCATTGTTAGCATTGATACCGTTGGTTTGTATTGTAATTGGAATTATTTATTTGACACGTCCAAAGTCTACAGACGATGTAAATAAAAAAAATAATTTAATTGGCAAAACGTGCGTATATATTGGCGGATCTATTTTAGTTGTGTATTTTTTAATATATATATTGCGTTCAAAAACGTCTGACGAGTCTGAAACAATAAAAGAACGTCAATATTCACCGGTATCCACCAAAGAGTGGACGCTAGAGTCACCTATTTAAACTAGCTAGATCAGAATAAGGGTAGAAAGTAATAAAAGTAAAATATACCTTTGATTTATTATCAAATGTATCAAATGTATCAAATTGTAATTACACATAAAATGCCTATAGTCGACTTTTTTATTTAGCGTTAAATTATTTTTTAGCCTTGAACAGCTGGTAAAAACTATCCATTTGATCTACAAAATATGTATCACTTTGTTGGTCATAAAATCCATGTGCAAAAATGCCCGGATCGCCGTAAGAATCCAAAGACTCAAATCCGTATTGCTCAAATAACGAAATCCAGTCTGTTATTGACCGATATTGTGCATACACATTAAAAATAAATTTATTATCCGTATAAATTGCCTTTTCACAATCTGTAAAAATTTTTACAAAACCAAAAGGAGTCATTTCACTACCAAGCACAGACGCATATAATGCATGAAGTATATTGTAAAATGTTGAATCGTCTTTCGAATTGCAATCATGCTCGCGAATCAGTATGTATCCATCTGGCTTTATGACTCGATGAATTTCTTTAAATATATCGTCGACATGACTAAAATGATGCGCAGACATAAATAAAGTAATAAAATCAAATTGGTTATCTGCGTAGGGTAACGTCGATGGGGTATTTAAAGAAAATGTAAACTCTGGATCTGGTTTCTGGTCAAAAATATCACACGCAAATGCTTGATCCCGGTTTAATGATAAGGCTGAAATAATAGCTTTGGTGATTTTCCCCTCGGAACACCCTAGATCTAAATAATTAAAATTCGCCGACTGGGAGAGTCGTTGTTTTACCAGTTCCAATTCCCAATATATATCATTTATACGAGATTTTTCACGCCCTCCTCCTCCATCTGCAATTGTTGCTGGTTTTGAATATAATGATCGTAACTGGTGCAATAGACATACATCATTATTTGAACGTTCGATTAAAGGCATGAAAGATTTATCGCGTTTTTTTAAAAATTTGGCTAGACGTCGT